TCATTGCTCTCGCACTACTAACAGGCCGACCAAGAATCCCAGAGGTGAAGTAATGGGCATAACACACACCATCTATCTTGATAGGTTGCAGGAACGGAATAACCTCCCATCCCATCTCTTCCAGTTTGAAGTCTTTAAACCCTATTAAACCATCTAGCTTGGGGTCACTTTCAATGGCTCTTGTAATTCTGTTTTCGTGGTTGCCAATGGTAAACACCATTCGAGGGTTCCACTGTTTATGCTTGTTGACCTTCAGTCTTTTTTGCTCTGCCCTGATAGGTGCAAGGAATTCCTGCATGGCATTTATCCCTGCCTCGATATCTTTTATATATCTATTGCCTTCAAATGATTTGCAACCTGCTCCACTGTAACTATTTAGGCTTGGCATATCCCAGTGGTCGCCAATATGAACGATAACATCTGGCCGCATTTTAACAGCATACAATCCTGCCCATCTCAGGTGGTCAGTAGGTGAATTAGGTTTGACTTGGGTATCTGGAATAATTAAATGCTTCATAGAACCTCACAAAAAAACGCCCCGAAAGGCGTTATGAATTTGTTAAATCGTCTTTTGCAATGGCAAGCAAGCCGCACACTACAAGGACTATGTAGTAAGTAATCATTCCAACCTCGTTATGTCTGTGAAGCGCGATTATACTTACCTCCCATCACTTTAGGTAATGACTTTTCTAAATAAGCGGCATACCAAAAGGTTATATTTTCGTTTCATGATCTATCAAGAAATCAATGTAGTGTTTAGCCTTTCGGAGATCATCTATTCCTCCCTTAGACTGCCACCTAGAAACGTATTTAACCACATTTCCCTCACAATATCCAAGTGAGTTGCCCAAGATGTAATCAATGGGCTGTATCGAAAGGTCTTTGTAGTGGGTTCCGCCTATCTGTATGTCCTTACTCATATACACCTCATTTTCCCCAAATAATTTCAGACTTATCAAACATAATTAGAGGCTCTATATCGTCAGGGTTTGGGGTTCTCCCTTTTGCAGTGCCGCCTGTCTGACATACTTTAAACTTTGCCCTATGCATAACACCATCATGGACTATTATATAACCAAATCTTCCTTCTTCTCTAAAAATAAAGTAAGACGGAAGCATGGTAGTTTGGCTGAGATGAAGAATCTCCATGTATTTAGGGACATTTAACGCACAAAATGCTTTCTTGCCGTCACCGTACCACTTACATTCTGCCCAACCAACCATGTCACCACGACTATCAGAATCACTGCCATTGTGAAACCAACCATCAAGCCTATACTTTTTAAGATTTGGTGACTGCTTGTACTGACAACCTAGTATCTTTGACATTGCCGCCAATAACCTTTGCTCCTTTGATCTGTCTGCTGATGTTTCTCGCATCTTAATCATATTAATATCCTTTTATTATGACCCGTTGTCGCCACAGGTGGGTCAATCCTGCTATGAAGGCCTTACAGACACCTTGGCTAGAAGGGAATATCTTCTGTGATTGGGGCAGAGTTTGCTTTGTACTCATCAACCCATTCCTTGTTAGTTTGTTGTTGCACTCGCTCAGTCTCTCCAGTGTAGAAAACCTTAACATTACCCAAGATAGGAGTCTTAACACCCTTCTCTCGCTCTTCTTTGTCTACACTTTGACTGATAAAGCCGTTGTTTTCATACTGATCTTGCTCGGCAGTGTCTACAAACGTGGTAAGGTCTAGGTAAGTACCCTTTTCTCCCTTGTATAGCCGCTCTTTATCTATCTTTGTTACATCAATTCTTACCGATAAACCTACTTTCATTTTAAATTCTCCGTTTCATTTACAATAATATCAACGGCCTTTTGTACTTCAGCCGCCAACTTCTCTATGTACTCATCATCACGTTCCACTCTTACGATAAGGTGGGGTAGTTCTTCAGAGTACGCCATTAAATCGAACCACTTAACACCCGTAATCATCATGCAACCCATAATTTGGTGTTTGTATTTGCTGATAAACGATTTATTGTTACGATGATAGCCTATCAGGTTGGAATCAGTCGGGCATTTTATCTCTAGCCCTCCCTCAAAATTGCCATCGCTATCTTTAATAATACCATCTGGACTGCAACCAAACTCCTCAGAATCGTCCAATATAAACCCATATTCTGTGACTTCTTGCTCAGTTACAAACTCATACATCTCTCTGGCATCAGGTTCTAGCCTTGTGCCCCTTTCCATGTGCTCATTTACGTAGATAGGAACACGAACACCAGTTAATCTCTCAGCTATCAACTCATTTATGTACCCATCAGCCTGAGAACTAGCCTTCCCTGCGGAGGTAATCAGCTTGTTAAACATGGAAGCAGAGGGTCTACCCAATCTTGAGGCAAACCACTCATCACTGCCCTGAATATGCTCTAGGGCGATCATTTTTTAGCCTTAGCATTCAGTGCCGCCACAGCTTTAGAGTAGTGTACAGCTAACATCTCATCAACTGAGGTTGCTTTGAAGTGCTTTAGAAAGACTTTAACATCTACTCCATGCTCTGCAAGTAGCCCTTTGATCTCTTTAGCTTGATCGCCAGACAGTACAGCATTTTGTACAGCTTGCGGCAAGTCTTCCCCTGCGTAGATGTAAGCACCTAGCCCATGCATGGCAATAGCTTTAACTAAACAGCGCATACGAGCATCAGAAATGTCTCTGGATGTAGGATTAGGCACAGCTTTATTCCTATTATCCATAACTGGTAGCCACATAGAGTGTGTTTTCTCTTTCACTGTGACCGATACGTTGACTTCACAAGTACCATTCTCAAGAAAGGAAGGAGGACAGTATGTGTAGCTTGAATCAGGGTAGTGTTCCATCAAAGTAGACCACGCCCATGCCCAAGAGAGGTAAGACAGGTTGCCTTTCTTCTCTACGTGTTTACTGCAATCTATTGCTGATAATGTTTTCCATGTACTCATTCTGTTTCCTCCAGTTCTTTTAAATAAGTTTTAATATTTTTTTTAAGGTTTGCTATGATGTCAGACATATCATCAAAAGAAATATCACAATAAAGTGTTGGGATTGGGAAAGATATTTGAAATCCTTTCTCCTCAAATACATCACAAAAACCTCGTATCAATGCAATACCTCCATCTCCATCAGTGTATAAACAACAAGGCGTATCATCCCAAAAATATATTAATTCAGGAGAAAAACTTTGTGACCACTTAATAAATTCTTCTTCATCCATTTCAATACGATCGAGCAAATCTTGTTTATTCATTGTTCGCTCCTCGCTGTAGCATTCATCTCTAGGTTGTATGCCTTACCATAACCCTGTTCATAAGAGTCTGATTGATTAGGCAAAGCATCATAGCCTGCTATTCTATCGTACTCTCCACGATCATAGTCATTTAGATCATTCATATTATCCATGACTTTTCTCCATATTCTTTATCCATCGAGCCTCTATAACCTTGGCTTTCTTCTCGCGCTCATTCCAAAACCAGTCATCATTCTTCTGATCAGGGTCTATTGGTCGTCCTGCAAGTCTTGAATAAAAATCATCTAAATCATCTGGACATTGTATTGGATTGTCTCTCATGTTGATTTCCTCTTTTTGTTGTTTGTCATAGTATAATGGACTACGGTTAACTAGATGTCAACAAAAGTTTGACTAGAGATTAAAATTAATTTACAGTTCGCATTCACTACTAAGGAGTTAACATGGACATCAATAAATCAATAGATCATTTTATGTATGAGTTACGTTTAAATCAAAGTCAGCTTGCAGTCAATGCAGGGTTGGACATTGCTACCCTAAGTTTAATCAGAAACAACCACCGATCTCCGAACATGAAGACACTAACTAAACTGGCTAGTGCTTGTGAAGTTAAGGTATCAGAGTTCATTGCGGTAGGTGAGTGATGGATAAGCCATCCTATTTCGCTATTTTGACCGCTGATGTTCGGTATGACAAGACTTTAAAGCCACTGGCTAGATTGTTGTACGCAGAGATCACTGCATTATGTAACAAGGAAGGCTACTGTTGGTCTAGTAATCAATACTTTGCTGATCTTTATGAAGTAGACCCTAAGACGGTCAGTGGTTGGATAGGACAGCTTAAGACAAAAGGATACATCACAGTACAACTTGAATACAAAGAAGGTACTAAGCAAGTCCTGAAAAGATACATAAGAATCAACGAGGGGGGTATGGATAAAATAATGGATACCCTCCCCATTAAAAAATGTATACCCTCCCCACAAAATGATGGGGACCCTCCCCATAAAATAATGGAGGATAATAAGACAATTAATAATACATTTAATAATACAACTAATAAGGGGACTCGTTTCACTCCTCCCAGTGTTGATGAAGTTAGTGATTATTGTAATCAAAGAAACAATTTAGTTGATGCAGAAACCTTTATTGATTTCTACCAAGCAAAGGGATGGATGGTAGGCAAGAACAAGATGAAAGATTGGAAGGCTTGTGTGAGAACATGGGAAACTAACCGCAAACAACGATCTAAACCCAAACAAAAGGGGACAATAAAAGATCGATCTATTGAAGATGCACTGACAGACACATCATGGGCGAATTAATTATGGAACACGATAGCAGAACAATTTTAATTGAGTACAAGGGTAAAAATCCTAAGCTAACATCAGGTACATTCTACAGCAGGGACGAGTTGGCTAAAGCATTTGGCGTATCTAAAACATTTGTATGCGAACGGTTGAGATACAAGGCAACTGCTAGAGACAATAACTTTAAGAAAATTAAGCGCGTTCAAACACAGTTTAATGGCAATCAACATCAACAAAAATTGATGACTTTTGTAGGGGATGATGCCCGCTTTAATGCAGGAGAAAAATACACAATTAAAAAATTAGCTGAGATTACTGGTCTTAAACCAAATGCGTTAAGCAAAAGGATAGGTAAGGCTACTACGTTTAGTAACCACCATGTAAGACCAATATCTAAAGCTGTAAATAAAAGCCACTTTCAACCACAGTTAGCAAGTAGCGTATTTGAAAGCCACGCTGAATTTATAAGTGCACAATGGTTAAGAAGGAAACTCTAATGGGTGAAGCGTACACAGTAAACACTGAACAGAAGAAAGAATTGTTTAAAAAGTTTGTCGATGAGTTGTTTGAAGACAAGCAGTACATTACTTTTCGGTACACGTTTGGTAAACCACGATCACCAAAACAACAAGCGGCACTGGAAGTCTATTTCAGAGAAGCGGCTAAGAAGTTAAACGATGCAGGAATCTACCACCAGATGAACGCTAAGTTTATGAAGGGTGACATTGAGATACCGTGGACACAACAATCATTTAAAACATTTTGGAAGCAGATTCAAAACACCATGTACGACATAGAATCTACTACCGAGATACACTCTGACAAAATAGCTAAAGTATATGACGCTATCAATCGGGGTTTGGTGGAGCGAACTGGTATACACATACCATTCCCTTCAAAAGACATGACTGAGTAGGAGTTAACATGGATATTTTATTAGGAATTGCATGGCTTATACTAATCGGAATATGTATGAAAGGTTGGTGGGATATGGTTAGTGATGAACAAAAACTTTGGGAAGAAGAGAAGAAGAAGAACAAACGCTAGGGT